GGCAACTCTAAAAAGACCAGATGGACGCAGCTATAATTTTAATGTTACTGCAGTTGAAGTTGCACCAAGTTTAGAAATTAAAACTGCTGGCAAAATGCAATGGCGATTTGAAGATTTTTCTAATATTGATTTGCCATCACAAGACCTTATATGGTGTCATAATGCACTTCATCATTCGATGAATCCTGTTGGTACCCTATTTCATTGGCATAAATTGCTGCGATTAGATGGTTTATTGATTGTAGAAATACCATATTCTCTTTACATACATGAACATATCGGACATAATACTGTTAATATCAATATGTCAAGCGGAATGTATCATGTATATACAATGAGTAGTTTAATTGTACAGCTTGCAAGTGCAGGATTTGATTGTCGTGCTGCACATTTCCAATTAGATAAACAAAATGGATGGTTACGTGCGGCAGTTTATAAAACACAAGACGAACCACGTTTATATAGTAGTCTTTATGAACTAAAAGATACAGGACGATTGCCACATTGTTTAGATGCTGTACTCAATGGAATTGATCATTTTGCTGAAAGTGATTTAATGTTAGAGTGGATTGATAGATCGCAATCTATACTAGCACTTTAATTTTTGCATATCTACTCTGCATTAAAAGACCTTGTTTTTTGCTGCGCTGCAACATATATTATACTAAGTAATGGTGCAGTGCAAGGAGAAAACAATGAAGACGCTTACTACGATCTGGAATAAACTTTTTCCATCACAACAAGAAGAAATGAGACGCAAGTTTGAAGCATTTATGGCAGACTGCCATGATCTTCGTGAAGTTGAATATCGTCTAGATATGTGGGACCGTAATTACGGTATGGATAAAAAAACTTTTGGTGGATTACAACTCCGCTAAATAAAATTATAGGGAGTGGGTATCAACGCTCGTATCGCCTATAACTAACTTACCACCTGTTACTATTTGTAGTAGCAGTCCATAACTTTCAGGAGTTATGTTGTTAAAAACCTCGCTCTATGCGGGGTTTTTTATTGACAAGGATTAAGTTAGGATATATATTATTATCCTGTTATAAAAGACAGGGGAATTCGTATAATGGGTATTACGTCGCCCTTGCACGGCGAAGAAAAGAGTTCGATTCTCTTATTCTCCACATTAGCGACCTAGTTGTATAAATAGTAGTAGAGTAAATCTATTCTTACAACTAGGTCAGCACAATATGTTTTATACAATATACAAAACAACAAACAAAATAAATGGAAAATATTATATTGGTAAGCACCAAACTACCAATCTTAGTGATGGGTATATGGGAAGCGGCAAATTATTAATTAGCGCCATTAAAAAATATGGTATAGAAAATTTTACCAAAGAAATACTTGGCATTTATGATAATGAAGTAGACATGAATGCTGCTGAAAAAGAACTAGTTGTTATTAGTGAAGAAACATATAATCTTTGCGAAGGCGGCAAAGGTGGATTTAATTATATCAATAAAAAAACTAACACAGCAGAACGTAATAGAAAAATAAGTTCTGCACGAAATTATAATGACCCTGTGTTCAAAAAAAATCTTAAAGAATCTTTATTAAAAGCAATACCTTTGCGAAAAAAACCAACGTATACGGAAGAAGGATGGAATAAAATTATTTCATCGTTTAAAGGGAAATCTCACACGGAAGAAACAAAAAGAAAGATTGGTGAAAAAAATAGTAAGCAAACTGGAAAAAATAATTCACAATTTGGAACCTGTTGGATTTTTAATGACATAGAAAATAAAAAAATAAGTAAAGATGAATTAGACTTTTACTTGCAATTAGGTTATAGTAAAGGTAGAAATATGAACATCAACAAGGGATACTATGACTGATATCAAGATTTTCTGGCACGTAAATGAACTAAATGGTTGGAACAATGTAATGGACCAACAGTGGGATTTGATTGAAAAGAGTGGATTAGAAGATGCTGCCAGTGAAATCAATATTTGTATAAATGGTCAGCCTTGGACAATTGATGCATGGAATCGTTCAAAAAATTCAAATAAAAATGTAGTTAAAACAAAAACTATATTTGTTAATAAAGATGCTGCATATCATGAATGGCCAACATTAATGCAAATGCATCACACTGCTAAAACATCAGAAAAGCCATTTTATATTTGTTATATTCACCTTAAAGGATTGTTGCGTTGGGGTGATCCTAATGTAGGTGACTGGCGCGATTTTATGAATTATTTCACTATTGAACGTTGGCGTGATAATGTCGAAGCACTTGATCAGGGTGCGCAAGTTGTTGGCACAAATTATAATACTGAACCATGGCCGCATTTTGCTGGTAATTTCTGGTGGGCAAAAAGTGATTATGTGGCTACTCTAGACCCACTGCATCATCCAGAAGATAAATTAAATCGTGGATATACTCAGTTTAAACCACACCCAACAAATCCACATTGGCGTTTTGATCATGAAGCTTGGCTTCATAGTAAAAATCCAAATTACGTTGAATTAGCACGTAGTTTAGAACCAGGCGAACGTCATTACCGTGAGCGTTATTCACGGACCAATTATGTCGTCTAAACCTGGCGTTCCCTGTCTGCGAGTGCCAGTAAAGCTGTCTGGATATGTGTAAGCAATGTATGCTGCAATATTATTTTTTGTGTAATATTCTTGTAATTTAGATTGCCAAGCAATCATGTCTGGATTAGTTGCAAGTTCATTTTCATATGTTTCTAATGCTTCGTTGCTTACAAAGGTTTTTTGAATTGTCATTATTGTGCCTTCATCATTTAACCAATTTGCATCACTTAGCATTTCGCCATTGTCTATCATGTTTTGAATCACGAGATCGGCTTTTTGTCCTAATTCTGCAACAACAGGATCATTCTCTCTAGGCCACACGAAGTTGTCTGGACTTTGAAATACTCTAATAACCTCTCTTTTAAACACGTCTGACATGATTTTCCTCCAAAAAAAAACGTTAAAAACTATCAAAATTTGTCAAAAAAACACTTGACAAATTATTTATCTGTGGTATTGTATATATATAGTCAATTTTAACCCAAAGGTGTCCAATGGCCCGTCCGAATGATACAGAAGTTATGGCTCGTATTGCCGAACGTTTTGAAATCCTTGAAGATATGACCACTGCCGTAAAGGAAGGTGACGTTCGTGCTATGATCGTTGTTGGACCGCCTGGCGTCGGCAAGTCATATGGTGTGCATAAGAAATTAGACGAGCATTCATTATATGACGAAGTTGCAGGCAAAGTCAAATATCAAGTTGTAAAGGGTGCTATGACTGCACTTGGTCTGTACGCTAAATTGTATGAATTTAGTGATAGTGGCAATGTGTTAGTATTTGATGATTGTGATAGCGTGTTGATGGATGAATTATCACTTAACATTCTTAAAGCCGCGCTTGATAGCGGCAAGAAGCGCACCATTCATTGGAATGCTGACAGTAATTTGTTAGCAAAACAGGGTATTCCTAATAAGTTTGACTTCAAGGGCGGTGTTATCTTTATCACTAACTTGAAATTTGAAAACATTCGTTCTAAGAAACTGCAAGATCATCTTGGTGCGTTGCAATCTCGGTGTCATTATATTGATTTGACACTCGATACCGAACACGATAAATATCTTCGTATTCGGCAGATTGCAGAAAGCGGCCAGTTGTTTAACGGTTATGATATGACCAAGCAACAAGAAAGCGAAATTCTGCGTTTTATGAAGGACAACTCTAAGCGGTTTCGTGAAATGTCATTGCGTACTGCTCTCAAGTTGGCAGACCTTCGTAAATCGCAACCACATCGTTGGCAGCGAGTTGCAGAAGTTACAGTTATGAGGAATGGCGTATGAAAACATATGATATTAAAGGTTATGTGACAAAACCACACGAACCCACTGCTCAATTCCAAGTTACTGTAAATGCTAATGACCAGACAAGCGCACGTCGTCTGGTCCAAATGCAATATGGATTGGGCGGAACAGTAACCATTCAAAGAATATTGGAAAAGAAAGGCAAATAATTGTCTCAGCAAATTAAACGTATATTTTTAACTGGTCCGCCTGGTAGTATGTGGAGTGGATGCGATAGACGCCTACGTTTAGCATTTGTCGATATAGATAATAGTGATTGGACAGAAAAGCGACAATGGGTTCGTTTTGATGGACAAATTCCACATCGTGGCGCTTATTTCAATATTGGTAATGAGTTTGGCGAATGGGTTTGCAATTTTCACAAATATAGTCGTGAAGAAATTTTAGAAGTTGTAGATAGTGTATTTGTTCCACAGCCAGAAAAAGAAGTTTTAGTTCGCATTCATAAAAGCCATGAGTTTGCTCATCATCTTGATCAAATTCGTGAGCAATTTCCCGAAGCTGCTATTGTAACAATTAATAATGATCCACATAGATGCTTGGCTAATTGGGGACTATGTGAAGGGTTTGATCATGTTTATGATAGCTATAATTGGTATAAACAAGATTACGAACATATTTGGGAAACAATAAATTATCAATATTGGGCTATTCGTGATTTTAATCGTAGGCATAAGCTAGCAGAAGAAATGCTAACTAAACAATGGATAATTGATAATTTCGGTAATAAATTAAATTCAGAATTTCTTGATGGCGTTGAACCATATTGGGATGGCGTTAAAACGTTATATTGGCCACAAGATCATGGTCATGGATTAGTTGCTGGCATTAGATTATCATGTGTTCAGTGGGAAGAAAAATTAAATAGTTAAAAAGGAATTATTATGGAAGAAGAACACGATTTTTGGACAGAAGCTGCAAAACTAAGCGCCTATCATTTTGATAAAACTAAAATGGACCCTAGATTTGACTGTGCAGTTGGTTTGGGAAGTTTTAGAGGCGATTGGGATGATGAAGTTAAAGACTGTTTAAAAAAAGCTGTGCCTGTTAGCATGGCTATACGTGGTAATAGCACTACTACAAAATATCATGATTCTTATCATCAAAATAATTCAAAAAATTTAAATGTAAGATATGAATTTGAAAAAGAATTTTTTAATAAAGTAGGTTTTGATTACGACAACTACCCAGTATTATCAAAAACTGCTGAATTTGGTCCAAAAATGCAAAAAATGATTGATATGTTTTGTTTTGCTAATCCACAATGGCATACATTTCATGCTCAACATATTGGTTCAGTATTTCCATATCATATTGATGTATTCCATCGTCGTGGAAATATGGCAGAAATAGACCCTAGTAAGGTGTTACGAGTAGTCGTGATGTTACGTGATTGGGAACCTGGACATTTCTATGGTTATGGTAATTTTAATTATCAAGGATGGAAGGCTGGAGATTTTCACACATTTAATCATGCTGATACGCCACATTATACTGCAAATGCTACTTATAATCCAAGATGCTTATTGCTATTAACAGGTGTTAAAACTGAAGCAACCGAAGAATTTTTATGGCGCGCACGTAGCACTAGTCATA